GAAACACCCCACCCCAATATTTTTAAAATTTTTAAAAGTACCCCCCGATATATTTTTATGTTATACTGTTATTTATGAACACCACCCCGAGACTATTAGCTAAGGCTAAAAACAAAAAAAGATATATTGGACAACCCTGCATACATGGCCATGCTGGCGAACGATATATTAGAAATAACGCATGTGTGGAATGCCACAAAAAATATAAAAAATATCAACCTACAGGCGGCGTTCCAGGCAGGAAACGGAAGTATCCAATCTTAGTGGGACCCCCAAGACCAAAAGGGTTTAGAAATGGTTACGAGCGGTACGATACAACTACATCGGTTGGGGCTTGGATATGGCGTTCTAAAAACGGCAACAAAAGAAAATTACGTAGTGAACTAAAGGTTGAAGACTATAAAGCGCTAATAGTTACCCACTGTCCTTTATTGGGAATAGCGTTGAGCTACGACAAATTTGTAGGCAATACACCGCAAAACTACGCAACATTGGACAGAATTGATGCAACAAAAGGCTATGAAAAAGGGAACGTACAGATAATTTCATATAGAGCCAACACACTAAAAAACAGCGCAACCCTAGACGAACTAAAAACAATTGTAAAAAACTGGGAAAATTGTTGCACTGCAACATAAAACCATTTAAAATAAAAGTTCCAACAACTAAGGAGCGATCATGGACTTTTTTAAAAACTACCTAGCAATTGTCGAAAAACAGTATGAGTACAGCAAAAGCCTTTTCGAGAATATGCAAAAAGACGTAGAAAAATCAATCGATTACGGTTTCCAGCAGTTAAAAACCCTAGTCAAGTAGTGCCAGGGGCCTCGCGCCCCTAAAAATACAGTAAACTAATCTCGGAAGGCCGGCTGGGCTAGAAGCTCACACCAGTCTTTTCGGATAGATCCTGAAATAATTAGCTGTCTACAGTCTCACGACGCCTTCCACCACTTACTTCTTGAGGGGATTGGCATGAGCGAAAAAACGTTTGTAATCAGGAAAGTTGACATTCGCAACAGCGCACATGTGAGCGTGATCAACCACTTGCAAAAAGAAATCTTGCCTAGCGATAACTTGTACAAACCCGATCACGGTCATTGGTGGATTACATATACAGAATCTGGAAAACCAGTAGCATTTGCTGGCTTAGTGCGCTCAATGGTCTGGACTGATACCGGATACTTGTGTAGAGCAGGAGTCTTAGATGATTTCACAGGGCATGGGTTACAGAAACGACTAATCCTCGCGCGAGTCAAACAGGCTAAAAAACTAGGATGGAACTGGGTCATTACGGATACAACGGACAACCCTGCTAGTGCAAACTCATTAATCAATGCCGGGTTCAAAATCTACACACCAGGCAACCCCTGGTCTTACAAACATGCTATCTATTGGAAGTACAAAATCCATCACGAAGCTAGACCTAAAAAAGCAAAGAAGAGTGCGTACGCATACGCGTAGTACAACACAATACAAAATAGTTATATAATCGCGACAACAGCTACAAACAGCTAAAGGTAAAACGCGATGACAATGATGGTGATTCCTACAGACAAGGATGTGCCGCTAATTCAAGATGTACAAGGGACTCCGGCAGAAATTGCTGCCCGTGCAGATGCTTTTTTTAAAAGCGCAGAGGTGATCCGCGAAGCGGGTGGAGATGTAGAGCCTGACGAAACGGCTAGAGAAGAAGCCCGTCAAATTTTTAGTGGTAGCGAGCTAGCGCCACAAGTTCCCAGTTCATCAGCCGTTGCTAGACAACTAAAAGCCCTCATCACCGAGTACGACCACCAGGTCATTGACTCAAACATTCAAGCACGGAACTATATCGTCAACCGGCTCTTAGAGATTTCAGACCCTACGAGTGACACAAAACCGATGGAGCAGCTGCGGGCCTTAGAACTTATGGGCAAGGTTAGTGAGATTGGGTTGTTTACGGAGCGCCTCGAAGTGAATATCAACAACAAGAGTACCGAGGAGCTTGAGAAAGAACTAGTCGCCACACTTTCAAAATACATGGGTGTGGTGCAGGTAGTAGAGAGTAAAGAAAGTACCAGTCTAGGTATTGATTTAGATGAAGAATTAGGCAGAAAACCAAAACTAGAGGAGAAAGAAAATGATGAGTAAACGGGACTATTTGAACGAATTTGCAGAAGGCGCGATGGTGCTTGAGCCAGGGCGGTTTGATGAGGCGGTTGTAGGGGTCGTTTCGCGGATAGACCGGGACCCAGTAGTGTGTTACAGCGTGTCAAAAATTATTGAAATCCTGATGGAAGATGGGATGGATGAGGAAGAGGCGTACGAATACTACGAATACAACATTCTAGGGGCCTATATGGGTGAGACAACCCCAATGTTTTTAGATCCGATACCAATTTAGCGACTAAATTAAACCTATTTGCAAAAAAGTCGCGACTAAATTAAACCCATGACTCCAAAAATACTCGTAAACCCTAATTAATGACGCCAAAAACCAAGTTATCCGACTTTACGGTGGCTGAAATTGAAACGGCCATCAAAAATGCGCCTCCAACGGCCAGATTACACATTGCCTCCCTAAAAAATGAGCTTGCGCTTCGGCTAAAACGGGAAGAATCAGCACTAGATTTTATGAAATTCGTGGAAGAAGTATGGCCAGGCTTCATTCATGGGCGACATCACGAAAAAATGGCGAGAGCCTTTGAAAGGGTAGCAAATGGAGATATTAAGCGTCTTATTATTAACATGCCTCCTCGTCATACTAAATCTGAATTTGCTTCTTACCTGCTACCTGCGTGGTTCTTGGGACGATTTCCTCATAAAAAGGTTATCCAGACATCCCACACTGCTGAATTGGCTGTTGGGTTTGGACGAAAAGTCAGAAACTTGGTCGATTCGGAAGCCTATAGACGGCTATTTCCGACGGTTGAACTACAGTCTGACTCTAAAGCTGCTGGGCGGTGGAACACTAACCATGGCGGAGACTATTTTGCGATTGGTGTTGGTGGCGCTGTTACGGGTAAAGGTGCGGACATCCTCATTATTGACGACCCTCACTCGGAACAAGAAGCAACCATAGCCGAAACAAACCCCGAGGTGTACGACAAGACCTACGAATGGTATACATCCGGTCCAAGACAGCGTTTACAGCCAGGTGGCGCCATTGTGGTTGTGATGACACGGTGGTCAAAGAAGGATTTAACAGGTCAGGTGGTCAAAGCGGCGGCGCAGCGACAGGGTGAAGACTGGGAAGTCATTGATTTTCCTGCGATTTTGCCTTCTGGAGAACCTCTATGGCCGGAGTTTTGGAAACTGGAGGAATTAGAAGCCCTGCGGACAGAGTTACCCAACGCCAAATGGCAGGCGCAGTACATGCAGCAGCCTACAAGCGACGTCTCGGCGATTATTAAACGGGAGTGGTGGCAGTGGTGGGAGAAAGATGACCCTCCGTTCTGTGACTTTTTGATTCAATCGTGGGACACAGCGTTTTTAAAGACAGAACGAAGCGATTACAGTGCGTGTACGACGTGGGGGATATTTTATTGGCCTGATACAAACGGGCGAGAACAGGCAAACGTTATTGCTTTGAATGCCTTTAAGAAAAGAATGGAGTTTCCAGAGTTAAAACAACGGGCATACGAAGAATATCAAGACTGGCAGCCAGATAGCCTGATTGTAGAAGCAAAAGCAGCGGGTTCTCCTCTAATATTTGAGCTTAGAGCCACAGGAATCCCGGTGCAGGAATATACACCATCGAAAGGCAATGATAAGATAGCAAGATTAAATGCGGTTGCAGACATTTTTGCAAGTGGTAGAGTGTGGGTACCAAGAACGCACTGGGCGGAGGAGTTAGTCGAGGAAGTAGCCTCGTTCCCGTCTGGAGAGCATGATGACTTGGTAGACTCAATGACTCAGGCACTGTTACGGTTTAGGCGGGGTGGTTTTGTACAGCTAAGTTCTGACTATGAGGACGAACCAAGAGGGTTTAGACGCAAAGTTGCGTATTACTAAGGAAACATTATGGCAATAGATAAAGCGTTATACCAACTCCCACAAGGGATTGAAGCTTTAGCAGTAGAAGAACCGGAAATAGAAATTGAGATTGAAGACCCAGAGTCCGTAAAAATTGGTATTGACGGCATGGAGATAGAGATTGAACCCGCCGAACCTTCAGATGAAGATTTTGATGCTAATTTAGCAGAATATATAAATGGAAATGAACTAGCTAGTCTAGCTGGTGAATTGATTGGTGATTTTGATTCCGATATTTCGTCTCGTAGAGATTACATACAAACTTATGTAGACGGATTAGAGCTACTTGGTTTAAGAATTGAAGAAAGAACAGAGCCCTGGGAAGGTGCTTGTGGTGTATATCACCCCATTCTTAGCGAAGCGCTAGTCAAGTTTCAGTCTGAAACTATGATGTCTACGTTCCCTGCAGCGGGACCCGTTAAGACACAAATTATTGGTAAAGAAACCACCGAGAAAAAAGAAGCAGCAGAACGTGTCAAAGACGACATGAACTACCAGTTAACTGATGTGATGCAGGAGTACCGACCTGAGCACGAGAGAATGTTGTGGGGTTTAGGCCTTGCAGGTAACGCATTTAAAAAGATTTATATTGATCCGGCGCTTGATCGTCAGGTTGCTATGTTTGTGCCTGCAGAAGATATTGTAGTGCCATACGGTGCGTCAAATCTAGAATCAGCAGAACGTATTACTCATGTAATGCGTAAAACAGAAAATGAACTTAAACGTTTACAACATGCTGGTTTTTATCGCGATGTAGATTTAGGTGAACCTAATAATACTCTTGATGAAGTAGAAAAGAAAATTGCCGAAAAGATGGGGTTTAGAGCGACATCAGACGATCGCTATAAGATTCTTGAAATGCACGTTGATTTAGATTTAGCGGGCTATGAAGATAAAGACAAAAACGAAGAACCAACAGGTGTTGCACTGCCATATGTTGTAACAATTGAGAAAGGCAGCAACACAATTTTAGCAATTCGTCGTAATTGGGAACCCGACGATAAGACACACCAAAAGAGGCAACACTTCGTCCATTATGGATATATTCCAGGTTTTGGTTTTTATTGTTTTGGTCTTATTCACCTCATTGGGGCTTTTGCTAAGTCTGGTACTTCCATGCTTCGGCAACTTATTGATGCTGGCACCCTTGCAAATCTACCAGGCGGTTTTAAAACTCGTGGTTTACGAATACAGGGAGACGACACCCCTATTTCACCAGGAGAATTTAGAGATGTAGATGTTCCATCTGGAACTATGCGGGACAACATCCTACCCCTTCCATACAAAGAACCATCTATTGTATTGGCCCAACTGCTTGATAAAGTAATTCAAGAAGGCCGTGCTTTTGCTTCAGTAAGTGACATGAAGGTTTCTGACATGAGCGCAAATGCGCCGGTAGGCACCACACTGGCAATCTTAGAAAGAACCCTAAAAGTAATGAGTGCGGTTCAAGCGCGTATCCATTACTCAATGAAACAAGAGTTTAAGCTTCTAAAGAAAATTATTGCAGATTACACCCCAGAAGAATACAGCTATGTACCAGTTGAAGGCTCGCCTCGCGCGAAGAGATCGGACTATGACAATATTGAGGTTATACCGGTTTCGGACCCTAATGCAGCAACAATGGCGCAAAAGATTGTTCAGTACCAAGCGGTACTTCAATTGGCAACACAAGCTCCTCAACTCTACAACATGCCCCTCTTACATCGCCAGATGCTTGAGGTGCTCGGAATTAAAAACGCGGCAAAGCTGGTGCCTATGGAAGATGACGAGAAGCCAACGGATCCGGTTACCGAGAATATGAATGTCTTGCGTGGCAAGCCAGTAAAAGCCTTTATGTATCAGGACCATCAAGCGCATATTCAAGTACATACTACCGCGATGCAAAATCCTAAGATCCAACAAGTTTTAGGTATGAACCCACAGATCGCCCAGGTGATGCAGGCGGCGATGACTGCCCATATTAATGAGCACGTAGGGATGGAGTATCGCAAACAAATTGAGACAACTCTTGGCGTTAGTATTCCTGTTGTT